GGGCACTTTGAGCGGTTTCTGGGAGTTGCGGCTGAACAAATGCTTTGCCTGCGGCTTGAATCACACCCTGGTTAGCCCTCTGTCGAGCCTCGGCTTTTTGCTTGATGACGGCCGCCGAATCTCCAGGCATCGGGAAATATGTCCTGAATTCTTTGGCTTCTTCTTCTAAACCAATCGCCGCGCCTGATTCCCTGCGAAGTTTTGCCCGAATCCAATCACCAGCAGCTTGTCCATATTGTTGGGTTTCTGAGCTTTGCAAAATGTTCTTTAGCGAATCCCCAACAAGCGGCGTCACGCCAACAACAGCAGAACCGATTCCAGGCGCGGCAGCTGCGATCTTGGGGTTTGCCAGAATTTGATCGGCCGCGACCATGCGTTGTGCATATCCTGCGGCATTTGACTGCTCAACAGTTGGCTTCCCTGCCTTGCCCATAACGGGCTTGCCGTCCTGCATGAGAGGCTCCATCCGGCCTGTTCTTGGATTGAAAGCCACGTATCCAGTTTCAGTCTCAATAGGCTGCAATGAAACCGGGCCTTCAGGAGCACGGCCCTTCGGAATGCGCTGAATCTCCACGCCATCTTGATAGCGAATGATGACATTCCCGGCGTCAACATCGGTGAACTTCGGTTCCCTGGTCTTAGGAGCGCCAGCGATTGCTCGCGGCCCTTCAGGAGTCATTTCGAAGACTTGTTCGCCCTCTTTCAGAGTCACCCGCTCAGGAGCATTTAGCTTGCGGAAGGCTTCAATGGTCGGCAAAACCTTCCCAGCCACGCTCGGGGCTTGCGTCAGAAGCCTCTGAAGCGTGTTCATGTCGATCTGAGGTTGACCGACTCGCACGCCTTCGCCAACCCGCTGACCCATGATGTCTTCACCATAGATTTCTTTGGTTGCCCCAGGACGGAGAATCTGCGGAAGAAGAGCTTGTGCAGCTTGTTGCTCTGCCCGAGCCTGCTGACGCTCTGCCAGTTGCTCTTGCATCATCCGATCACGGACAGCCTTGTCATAGGCTCCGGCGTATGCCTGCTGACCAGCCATTACACCTTGTGCGAGAAGCTCACCCACACCGCGACGCTGGGGGCTAGGGCCAGCACCAGCTAGAAGTGCGAGACCAACATTCAAAAGCCCAGACTGTTGCGCCTGCTGTTGAAGGAGTCGGGCTTGATCCTCTCCAAGCAACTGTGGCGCGTAGGATGGTTGATTCCCGAAAAGCCGTGCGAGTAGTTCGTCCATATTTACCTCACAGCAGAGAAATGATCTGGTTGCGCTTTCTCTTCTGCTCTAAGAGTGAAGCAGGCTGCATCATGTTCACAGGTTGTCCACGGCGCATCTGCATCCCTACCGTGGTTTGCTGCTTTGGCCCCATAGAACCAATCGCTCGAGCCGCCTGGAGTCCTTGCATCATTGTCAGACCAGTCGCAGCCTTGCCGACACCGGGAGCAATCACGGCAGGGTTTACCCCAGGCATCAGACTGCCGCCAGTAAGCTCAAAAGTTCCGGGAGGAGGAAGCCCGGCCATCGCTTGAGTCGCATAACCTCTCATCCCTTCAGCGGCGGCTTGTTCAATGCCACCAGTAAGGAATGGACTCGCGGTGTTCGCGGCAGTCGCAGCGGTTTGTGCCGCCTGCATCGCAGTTGCAGCCTCAGTCGCCGCAGCCGTTGCCGCAGCAGCCTCAGCCGCCGCCGCAGTAGCAGCAGCCGCCTCAGTCGCTCCGATAGCAGCCGCAGCCTCAGCCGCGATGATTGGCTCTGCTCCGCTCATCCCAGTAGCCCTCCAAGGAGTGCCCCGGCAGCAGTACCAGTAGCACCACCACCAAGAGCCTGACCAAGAATCGCTCCACCAGCCGCACCAGCCAGGGGATTACGATAGGTCGGACTGACCTGAATCCCGCCCATCGGTGAGCCGTAAGCCGCCGACAGGAACTGCTGAAGTTTCGCAGATGGGAGGTTCTGAAGGAAGTTGAATCGCTGAATATCGGACTCAAGAGCAGCCTGTTGGTACTGCTCGGCAGCTTGACCAGCCTGGAGAAGTTTGTTGATGTCTTGGTAGTCGGTCTCCGCGAGAGCGGGAGCCAATTGAGCAGCACCCATCTGACGGGCCAAGTCCTGAGCAGCGAGAGTCCCAACCCCACCAGCGGCGGCGAGTTGGTTCTGGAAGGCTTGCTGAGCCTCTTGACTCAGCGCACCAGCACCAGCCAAGCGAGTAGACAGAGCCTGTTGACCCAATCCCGCAAGTTGTTGACGGGCCTGCTCCTGGAGGCCACGCTCCATGCCATAACCCTGATACGCCAACTGTCCAGCCGTACCAGTCAGAGCCTGGGCAAACTGAGCCGCAGCGCGATCCTGGAGGTCTTGAGCAGCGCCAGAACCGTACCGACCAGCCCTCGATGCGGTGGACTGAACCTGACGGATCGTGTCCATGTACTGCTGTTGAGCGCGTTGGGCGGCAGGATCAAATGCCTGCTGGAAGAACGGGTTTAGCCCCAAGAACTGACCCTCAGCCACCGCCTGAGTGCCCTGCATCGCAGGATTCTCAAACTGCCCAGCACGCAGAGATTCGTAAAAACCCAGAGAAGGGTCACGAGATGCGGTGTTATAGAGCTGCTGATAAGCCCCTGTAGCGGGGTTTTGAGCCTGCATCAGAGCCGAAACCGTACCCTGAGCCTGACTCGTCAGAGGGCTTCCGGCCAGGGCGCGAGTCTGAGCAGCCGCGAGTGCAGCTTGCGTCTGTTGGCTCGGGCCAATGTAGGTCTGTCCGGGATAATACTGAGGCGTGGGAGTGGCATAAAGCCGCTGCGCCTCGCTCAAGCCATAGGTAACGTATGGCGCGATATTCGGATCGAGTTCAGTCCTCGTTACTGTATTTCCACCGCCGCCCATTTAGACCTCCAGCGCCCACGAACGGGGCTTAAAACCTAGTTGTTTGGCTTTTCTGGCCCAACCAGGTCGCCAAGATTCGAATGTGATGCGTTGAGCATCACCTTGTTGAACGATGTTCATGAGATGTTGCCAGCCTGCATCGAAGTACCCGACTTCGGAAAGGTACGCACACCACACATGGAGCGCGTTTTTTCGGGGCTGGAGAACCATGAACCCGACTGGCCTTGCATCGACCAGGCCGACCCAGAGCATAGATTTCCCGTTAAAACAGTCTGTGTAGACATCCTCGGGTATCCAATGTTCCGGGGTCTTGTGGAGAATCATCTCCAGCCCTGGTCTGACGAATCCCCACCATTGTCGCAGATCGTTGGGGGAAATCAATCGTGCTTCCATCATCCCACCAAAATGTAAGCAAAGGTCTTATCGGCTGTGGAATTAGCGTAATGGCTGATAGTTGCCGATCCCTGAGTCTGCGATGAAACGTACACATTTGCAATGCTCGCCATTGAAACACATTGAGCCGTCACGATTGCGCTAGGAGTCGCCGGACGGGTCGGGCTTGTCTGCGCCGGGAGTTGTTCAATCGTCACCAATGTTGAGGTGGTCGCCCACATGATCTCCATGTAGTCATTCGCCGCCAGCTCAATAAAGTAATTAAGAGCCGCGATCAGATGGCCGTCAGTCCCGCCGTGGGAGTTTGGCACAGAGAACTTACTGTTACTCCCGGCCACATCGGTTCCGTTCTTCCTGAACCAAATATCCACATCCTGAATCTGGGTGTCGTCGTTGGCAAGCTGGATTGAAAACTGGATGTTGTAAGTCCCGGGGTTCTTGAAGTTGATCCGGGAACTATTGGAAATCGTGATCCCGTTTGTGTAATCAGTCGTGTTCAGCGTGACCGCATACGCCGCAGTCGTAGATGCCGCAGTCTGATCGGTGGAGTCCTGGAACGCTCCGAAAGGCAGTTGGTCAACATAAGCCGCAGCAGAGAACGGGAGCAGAATGATTTTCGTGTCCGTGCTGATCCGCTCGTCGTAGAGAGTCGTAGTCAATGCTCCACCCGTGGCGAGAGTGACAGTCCCGGTATTGTTGGACTTGCCATTCATCAACCCATTGACTACCTCGGAGATGCCTCGAGGATCAGCGCCAAACGGGGGGAGAACACGAAACATCATCGACGGCCCCTCCCGACAATGTTCACATCAACCCCGGCCATCGTTGTCCAGTTGCCCGTAGGAACAACCTTGATGCGGTGGTATTTGCCGGAGCTTCTGAGGGAGACACGGTTTTCATCACTCGCAGCCACAGCCGTTGAGTAGGTGATCGTGTCGTCCAACATCTCACGAGAGGCAACCGAAACAGTCGCAGAGCCATTGTCGATTTGCGGACGGGCCAAAGTTATAAGACTTGCAGTCGCGCTCAGGTCGCCAGTCTCAATAAATGCAGACATCGGCTGGCCTTCGAAGGTGACGATCCTAGCCCCGGAAATCCCCGCAAACACCAATTTCCCTCCCAGCCATTGCCGGGAGTCCAAAGAAACGGTGAGTGCGTCAATCGAGGCAGAGAACGAATCCAATCCCTCAAGAGTCGTAGAGGCGGTGGCCGCAGATGCAATGTAGGTGGCCGCAGTTGTGCCGTAAGACCAGCGGTTGAGTTGCCAGTTATAGATCAGCAGGGAATACCCGCCTGTGGTGTTTTGATAGCACCAGATCACAACCTTTTTGATTGGGTCGACGGCAGAGCTGAAGTTCGCGTATGCAGGCTCAAGGTCATCCCAGAACCAGCGATCAACCTTCTCAGCGCCAATCGGCGTGACCCTTTGGCCATCGCACATATAGAACCCGTCATCAGACAGGAAGAAGGTCATATTCCCGTACTGACAGATTGATCCAGGCTCATAGCACCCGATCTCACGAGAGATGGTGTCGAACTGGAAATAGAGCGGCGATCCGACATAGCTCATCCGAACGATGGACTTCTCCAGCAGGACAAGCCCAAACTCTCCACCTGTTATCCCCTGAATATCCCCACCGTCAGGAATGTCCTGGAAGTCGGATTGAGATGCTCCACCAGAAGTCCAATCCGTCTCGTCGTTGATGTCAGACCATTGGACTCTGTTCGGATAAGAGGCGATGTTTGCCGCGACAACGAAGTCGCGAACCACCGTGATGTATTCGGCGATGGGAGCAGCCGCAGCCACATCAGCGAATGCGGTACTTGAGTTCAGAGTGAATGACTGAATCTTCTGCGAGTTGTTTGTTGCAAGGAGCGCATCACCAAACTGGACAAACTTCCATTTTCCAGTACCCGTGTACCCGCCGACTTTTGACACATCACTCAGGTTTCGAGTGGCAGAGTCATACTTGAACAGCTTAGAAGCACCACCAGCAAAAAGAGTCGATGTGCTACTGATCTTTCCAGAATAGATGGCTGTCAGGTTCTCGGAAGCATTGTTGGAGTAGTTCGACAATGAAGGAATCGGCCCATACCCAACCTGTTGAGGATAGACGTTGTATGCGGCCTGGAGCGCACCAGACACACCAGGCTGATCTGGGAGCCACTCACCGAACACAATCTTTGTTTCTGCCATGTCGCTCCCCTTAAGCGAGACTCCATGTATTCGTTGGGAGTGTCACGTTTGTCCAGTTGAAGTTTGGCAGCGTCACATCTGCCCACTCGTCACCCTGCTCTGATGCGTCACAGGTCACCGTCGCAGAGGCTGTGATTGAAGCCACTCCTCCGGCAACATAAGTTCCGTTTGCCGTAACTGTTGCAGATGCCGTAATGGATGCAGAACCGTCTGCGGTGATGCCGCCATTAGCGGTTACCGTTGCCGAACAAGTAATCGATGCTTCGCCAGGAATGACAATCTGTGCGTTTGCCTCACAAGTGCCAGATGCGGTGATGGATGCGCTCGCATTTTGGACAAGCGTTCCATCGGCAGAGAAACTGGCAGATGCTGTTATCGAGGCAGCGGCGTCTTGAACCCGTATTCCGTTTGCCGTAACACTCGCTGAAGCCGCGACAGAACCAGCCCCATCCCACCGAGTAACGCTTGTCTCATAAAGCGGAGAATCAAGCGTTAGCGTGAGGTCATCAAGACTCGCCTTGAGGTTATCAAGGGAGTCTATTGTCCACGGTGGGTAGAGATCAGCCATTACGTCAAGGTGACAGACAGCGATCCAGCAGCGATGCGGAACACATCACCAGTAGCGATGGTCTTGGACGCATCCAAAGCGGTGTGATACAGCAGATTCCCGCTAGAAGAAGCATCCCGAAGGCCGATATACGCCACCGTACCCCACGAACCCGTGGCTTGTGGGAACTCCACAGCCGAAGAGTTGGAGGTCGCGCCGTTCGATGGAGCGGAGAAGGTCACACTCTGACGGGCATATCCGTTGCCACTCACCTCAGTACCCGTATCCGCATCAGTCGGGTCTGTGGTGTAGAGCGCCACATAAACCGTCGTAGGACTCGTGTAAGAAGTGTTGCGGAGAGTCGCGTTTACAAGCGCGTTCTCCAAATAATTCGACATTTCAGCCATTTTTATCTCCTAGCCAAAGTCATGGTGAGAGGAACACCTGCGTATTCTCCCCGATCATCGGATGCATTGATAGAGTCAATTGCCCTCTGATACAGAGCCGCCCAGGTCGCAAGACGCTCATCGTTCATCAGATAAGGCTCTGCCTCACCCAAAGAAGCGTAAAGCAGCGCATCCGGGCAGTTTGCCAAGAACGCATTTGAGGTGTTGGTATCGCTCAGATAGGCCGGAGCTGCGTAATACAGCATCCGCACGTTGTAAGCAGAGTCCGGGATCGGAGCGAACTGGAAGTCATCTGCCAGAACCGTGTATTTCCTCGGAACACCCGTGTTCGTCACATCGGTATTGCGATAGAAGATGTTAGGAGAGAGGTACTCCAGGGCATAAATTGGAGTCGTATTCAGGTGGATGTCCCGAATCTCCAGAAAGTCATTCGGCAATGAGACTGTGGCGGTGTTTGCCGTCATGGTCGCATAAACCAGCTTAGACATCTGGC